GCTTTCTCTTTATAAACGGCGACAAAAAAGGTTTCACATAATGGGAACGCGCGGCAGAGTATCCGCCGCCTCGCTGGAGGTGGCCCCGGCCAGGGCGGTTGAGAAGGTCCAGCGGCCCGATGCCCCTTACGACCTGACCGACGAGCAGGCTGAGGAGTGGTGGGCGGTGGTGAACCGGCTTCCTGCGGACTGGTTTCCGCGTGAGACGCACGGGGTGCTTTCGCAGTATTGCCGCCATGTGGTCGCGGCGCGACGGGTGGCGCAACTGATCCGCGCGGCGGAGGCCGAGGTGGACGCGGATGGCTCGGCGGTTCTGGACTTGCCGAAGTATGACCAGCTTCTGAAGATGCAGGAGCGCGAAGGGCGGGCGCTTTCCTCGCTGGCGACGCGGTTGCGGATCACGCAACAGGCGACGTTGAGCGAGAAGGCCCGCAAGCCTTCGCAGGAAAAGCGGCCTTGGGAGTAGCCAAGAAAAAGCCGGTCGCGCTAACGCGGGCTGAGCGCAATATCCAGTGGATCGAGGATTACTGCCGCATTCCTGAAGGCCGCGACGTGGGCAAGCCGGTGCGGCTGCGCGACTGGCAGAAGCACGAACTGCGGCGCATCTACGACAACCCGCACGGCACGCGCCGGGCAATCCTGAGTTTTGGGCGGAAGAACGGCAAGACGGCGCTATCGGCCTTCATCTGCCTGTTGCACCTGTGCGGCCCGGAAGCCAAAGAGAACTCGCAGCTTTTCAGCGCGGCGCAATCGCGGGAACAGGCGGCGATCCTGTTTGCGCTGGCGGCGAAGATCGTGCGGATGTCGCCGGACCTTTCGGCGGTGGTGACGATCCGCGACACGGCCAAGCAACTGGCCTGCCAGGAACTCGGAACGCTGTATCGGGCCTTGTCGGCTGAAGCTTCGACGGCATACGGGCTTAGCCCGGTGCTGATCATCCACGACGAATTGGGGCAGGTTAAGGGGCCTCGGTCGGAGCTGTATGAGGCGCTGGAGACGGCGACCGGCGCGCAGGAAAACCCGCTGTCGATTGTCATCTCGACGCAAGCGCCGACCGATGCGGACCTGCTTTCGTTGCTGATTGAGGACGGGCTGAGTGGGCAAGACCCCCGCGTGGTGGTTTCGCTTTACACCGCGCCGATGGATGTGGACCCGTTCAGCGAGGAAGCGATACGGGCGGCCAACCCTGCCTTTGGTGACTTTCAGAACGCGACGGAAACCTTGGCGATGGCCGAGGATGCGCGGCGGATGCCAAGCCGGGAAGCGGAGTATCGCAACCTGATCCTGAACCAGCGCGTTGATATGAACGCGCCGTTCATCAGCCGGGCCGTCTGGACGGAATGCGGCGTGCCGGTGGTGCCTGACTTCGGCGGCTTGCCGGTGTTTGCAGGTCTTGATCTTTCGGAGGTGTCCGACCTTACGGCTTTTGTTCCGGTCGCGCCGGTCGGTGATGTCTGGCATGTGCGCCCGACGTTCTGGCTTCCGGGGCAGAACCTTGCGGACAAGGCGCGGGCGGATCGGGTGCCATACGATGTATGGGCGCGGGACGGCTGGCTGCAAACGACGCCGGGAAAGACGGTGGATTACGAGTTTGTCGCCGCGTTTCTGTGGGGCTTCTGTCAGGTCAACGACGTTCGCAAGGTGGCGTTTGACCGCTGGAACTGGCGGCACTTGAAGCCGTGGCTTCTGAAGGCTGGCTTCACGGAGGAACAGCTCGAGGGCGACGCGGCGATCTTCGAGCAGATGGGGCAGGGGTTTCAGTCCATGTCCCCGGCGCTGCGTGACTTGGAGAGTGCGATACTCAATCGCCGGATTGCACATGGCGGCCACCCGGTTCTGACGATGTGCGCCGCGAACGCGACGGTGCAGGCCGATCCTGCGGGCAACCGGAAGCTGTCCAAGATCAAGAGCCACGGAAGGATTGACGGCATGGTGGCCTTGGCAATGGCGATGAGCGTGGCGGGGACTTGGGATGCCAAGGCGGGCGAGGCCGGAAGCTACCTCGACGATAGCGATCTAATGGTGCTCTGATGCTGCGATTTTTCCGCAAGAGCGCGACGCTGACGATCAACCAGCTTGCCAGCATGGCGGGGTGGATCGGCTGGGGATCGTCTGCCGGTGCGACCGTGAATGAGCACACCGCCGTCGATGTGACGGCGGTTTTCTGTGCGGCGCGGGTCATTGCCGAAGGCGTCGCACAGATGCCGCCGCGCATTGTGGAAGAGACGTTCAGCGACGCCGGATTGCCGCGGCTGAAGGTTAATCGACAGCATTGGGCGCACCGCCTGCTTACGGTCAAGCCGAACGACTGGCAGACCGGATATGAGTTCCGCGAGGGCATGATCTTCAACGCGGCGTTGGCTGCGGGCGCGCTGGCAATCAAGAACCGGGTCGGCGACGAAGTGCGCGAGCTTTTGCCGGTTCCCGCCGGGTCTTGGTCAGTCGAGCAACAGCCGGACTGGTCCCTGCGGTTCCGGGTGGACTATTCCGACAAGACACATGGCTATTTCACGCGAGACGAAGTGCTTTTCGTGCGGGGGCCGTCGATGAACGGCTATGCGGCGCTGCCAGCAGTGCGCCAGGCGCGCGAGGCTATCGGGCTGTCGCAAGCGCTGGAACGGCAGCAGGCGAAGCTGGCGGGCAACGGCGGCAAGCCTTCTGGGTTGCTTTCTTTCCCACAGCCGCTGAAGCCCGAGACAAAGGAAAAGCTGCGCGAGACTTGGCAAGCACGCTTCGGCGCGAACGGTGAAGGCGGAATCGCCATTCTGGACGGCGACGCGAAGTTCCAGAGCATGACGATGACCTCGGTCGATGCACAATACATCGAGACGCGGCGGATGCAGATCGAGGAGATCGCGCGGGCATTTCGGGTCCAGCCGATCATGCTGATGCAGGCCGACAAGGCGGCGACCTTTGCCAGCGCGGAGCAGATGTTTCGCAACCATGTCATCCACACTCTCGGCCCGTGGGTTGAACGGTTTGAGCAGGCGGTCAACCGCGACATCCTGTCGAATGAGACGGGAATTCGGGTGGATTTGGACGAGCGCAACCTTCTGCGCGGCGACTTCAAGGACCAGGCGGAATACTACGCCAAGGCGCTGGGCGCTGGCGGCACGCCCGCATGGATGACGCAGAACGAAGTCAGGGCGGAAATCGGGCTGAACCCGGTGGACGATGAAAGCGCCAGCCGCCTGTCGGCGGGGGCCATGAACCCCGGCGCAGCGCCGGAAGGGGCAGAAGATGGAGTATAAGCAGCTTGCGCTTGAGTGGAAGGCCGATGATCAGGGGATGATTGAAGGCTACGGGTCGGTTTTCGACGTTGTTGACCAAGGCGGCGACATCATTGCGCCGGGTGCGTTCAAGCAGTCGCTGGCCTCTGGCCGCAAGGTGCGGATGCTGTTTCAGCACGACGCAAGCGCGGTGATCGGCACATGGAAAAGCATGGAGGAGGACGCCAAGGGGCTTCGCGTCGCCGGGCAAATCCTGACCAAGCTGCGCGCCGGGGCCGAGGCTTACGAACTGATCAAGGAAGGCGCGATTGACGGTCTGTCAATCGGCTATCGCACGGTCAAGAGCATGGACCGCAACGGCAAGCGGGTCATCATGCAAGCGGAATTGTGGGAAGTCTCGCTGGTAACATTCCCGATGAACGAGATGGCGCGGATTGACGCTGTGAAAGCGTCCGAAATGGCGCGCGACGATATTGAACGGCTGCTCACGCTTCGCGCTGGGCTGTCCCGTTCGGTTGCCCGGAAGCTTCTGGCTGACGGGTATGATGGCATCAAGGACATGCGTGGCGCTGTCGCTGGTGCGGATGAAGTGGCCGACCTGCTGAGGCAGCGGGCCGTGATTTAACCGCCCTTCGTGGCAACCCCCCGGATTGAACGTCGGATGGCGTCCAGATCCCTTAGATGGAGACTACCCAATGTCCCTGGAAGAACTGAAGCCCCTCATTGAGGAGGGCAACAAGACCATCGCGGCAATCCGCGCCGAAGTCGAAGGCGTGAAGTCGGCGGATGTGGTCACCGAGCAGAAGCTGGCCCGGATGCAGGAAGACCTCGCCAAGCAGTTCAAGTCGGAGCAGGACGCCCGCCTCGAACTCAAGGCGCTGGAAAATCGCATCGCCGAAATGGAAACCAAGGCGAACCGCCCCGGCGCGGCTGGCATGGACAAGAAGCAGGCCGAGGAACACAAGGCCGCATTCATCGAGTTCATGCGGAAGGGCACCAACGGCGGCGCGATGGAGCGTCTCTATGACCTCCAGACCAAGGCTGCGGACGTTCGCACCTCGGTCGGCGCTTCGGGCGGCTTTGCGCTGCCCAAGGAAATCGCCGACACGGTGATGAAGCAGATTCTGGACATCTCGCCGATCCGCCAGATCGCGCGTGTCGTTCAGACCGGCACGACCGACTATCACCAGGTGGTCAACCGTGGCGGCATGGCGGCGGAATGGGTGGGTGAAACCTCAACCCGCACGCTGGCAACCGCAACGCCGGATTATGGCGATGTGGCTCCGACCTTCGGCGAACTTTCGGCTGTGCCGGAAGCGACCCGGCATTCGATCAACGACCTGTTTTTCGATGTCGAGGCCGAGCTGGTTCGGGATGGCGCGGAACGCTTTGCCATTGCTGAGGGCATCGCCTTCATCAGCGGCACCGGCACCAACCAGCCGACCGGCTTCCTGACCGGCACCCCGGTGGTCACCACGGACGCCTCGCGCGCCTTCGGTGTCCTTCAGTTCCGCGCGACCGGCGTTGCCGCCGACCTCTCGGCCAACCCGTTCGACCAGATCATCCAGCTTCTGTATGACCTGAAAGCGGGCTACCGGGCGAATGCGACCTATGTGATGAACTCGCTGGTTCAGGCGCGTCTCGCCATCGTGCGGAACACGCAGGGCGACTACATCATGCAGCGTTCGCCGTCGCTGGGCCAGCCGGACAGCATCCAGGGTCGCCCGATCACGGTGGCCGAGGACATGCCGAACATCGGTGCTGGCACTCTGCCGATCGCGTGCGGTGACTTCTCGCGCGGCTACCTCATTGCCGACATTCCCGGCATGTGGATGGTCCGCGACGAGATCACCAAGGTCGGCTGGGTGCGCTTCCCGATGGCGAAGCGTGTCGGCGGTCGCATCCTCGATTCCAACGCGATCAAGCTTCTGCGCGTGCAGGTCTGATCGGAATTGTCAGAGGGGGCGGCGCAAGTCGCCCCTTTCACCATTCCGATAGAGGGGAACATTCATGCGCCTGACACGCATCACAGCCCCGTCAACCGGGGTCGTTTCGCTTGCCGAGGCGATGGATCATCTGCGGATCAGCGATACGGGCGAGGCCGCGCTGGTCGAACAATACGTTGCGGCGGCCTCGGCCTATCTGGACGCCCGCGACGGCATCTTGGGCGAGGCGCTGGTCACTCAATCTTGGCGCCTCTACATGGACACGCCCGACGAAGTGACATTGCCGCTTGGCCCGGTGCAGTCAATCACGGCGGTCAAGTATCTGGACGCCGCCGGGGCGGAACAGACTTTCGGCGCGGCGAACTACCGGCTGAGCGGCGCTGACTTTGTGCTTGTTGACGGGGCTGTCTGGCCGACGGTCGCCAGCCGCGAGGAAGCGTTCTGGATCGACTTTGTGGCGGGCTACGGCCCGGCGTCGGCGGTCCCGGCAACGGCGCGGCAGACGGCCCTGATGCTGATTGGCGAAATGTATGAGGCCCGCACAATGGGGGCTGAAATGCAGACTTCTGACGCCTTCAAGATGCTGCTTGCGGCGTCGCGTTCGGAACGGGGATTGTTCTGATGCAGCCCGGCAAGATGGACCAGCGGATTACGCTGCAACGTGTGACCCGCACACAGGACAGCATCGGCGGAACGACCGAAACATGGGCCGATCTTCTGACGGTTTGGGCGCATATCAAGCCGCTTTCGGGCCGAGAAATGATGGACGCCCAGCGGGTGACGCCGGTCACGCGCTACAGGGCCGTGATCTGGTGGCGCGGGGATGCAAACGGAGCGCCGTTCTACACGCCCGCCGACCGCGTGATCTGGCACGGCAGGGAGTATGGCATTGAGGGTGTCGTCATGCTTGGCCGCAACGAACGGCTTGAGTTGCGCCTGATTGAAGGCGCGGTGACGTGAGGGCAAAGATCGAGGTTGATGGCTTTTCGGCGCTGTTGCAGCAGTTGCAGCGGGTCGAGGAAGCGGGCAACGAAGTGGCCGCTTTTGCCGTGGAATCCCTTGCGGATGCGACAGCAAGCACAGCGCGGTCGCGGATCAACGGCGGGGCCGGATCAAGCGCGCCAGGGGCTTACCCGAAAAGCAAGACCGGGCGGCTGGAGCGGTCAATCTCGGTGGTCATGACACAGGCAAAGCGCACGACGGCGCTTGTCGGGACGGCACAGCTTCAC